AAGAAGTATCAACCTAAGTCCAACCGATACGAACCTACTGACTTGCGTGAACAGTTTGATAACTTAACATGGGACGCCGAAGAAAGATTTGGAGAAGAAGTCAGGGAAGATGAAATTAAGACTACTAAGCCTAAGCAATATGATACTAAAATCGGCTCCCGTGATTATGACCCAGTTAGATTAACTGTAAACGATGATCTTGTCATTTCACAAGGGGTTGTTCAAAACTACAGTATATACCTTTCAGAATCCCAATATGACTTAAGATCGATATTCGATATAGATAAACCTATTAATGCTGTAGTTTACCGAGAAAAAGCTGTATTCCCTATTGATGCAACAGAAGAAAGATCTTTAACGGGGTGGTTTAATGAATTGAAGCCAAAGGTTATCATACCTAAAGATCCTATTAAAGGTATCATTATGATTCCTCCTATGACTCTTCCTAAGCAAATTACATTTAACATACCGGTACAAAATCGTGACTATGAACCAGGAGATATAATCAAAATAACTCGGTACAATGGGTTTAGTTTATACGGAAAGTTTTTAAGTAAAGTTTCAACCATGAATGGTTTAACCATAACTATGGAAGTTCCGCAAGCTGTCTTAGATTTTGTAGCAAGTACTTATTCAACATGGCACTTGCAATCAGGTTATACTGCTGAGAAGTCAAGCGAAACAGTTTTACTCGACGGTTATGATGAAGCTAGTAACTCAGGTTGGAAGTTCTCTTTGTATGCTAGCAGATATTTTGTATTTAAGTCACCCGCTGAAGAACATGTGTTTGCTCTCCCAAACAATGTTATAGAGGGTTCATGGTATGCATTCTTTTTGAATGTAAGTAATTACTATAATCAAATATCTTTGGATGTCTGGATAAGAAAGTGGAACGAGACTGAAGTTACCCCACAACAAACTACAGATCTGGAGAATATATACTCAAAGGCTATAGTTGCTCCTGCAAAACCTAGAACAGCAGGAAGCGGTGATTACAATTACAGGTTACCTGCTAGCAACTTGCTGTATACTAACATAAGACTATTTAACAAAACTGAAACCGATCTAATGAAACAGATGACAATCTTAAATCAGACAATCGTACAAGATACGCATTATGCGATAATTATTGATAACGCTGTGCCGAGATTGCTGTTGCCGTGGAGCGGTAAAACTAAATAATATGCCAAGAAAAGATACACCAGAGAGAAAGCGAGAACTTGACTTAAAAGACGAGCTCGAGCGATTAATCGCAATCGACACCACCGAGGTTCAAAACGCGGTCCAAGAAGCAAGAAGCATTCTTCCCTCAAGAACTGCGTCAGGGTTCCTCGATTACCACCGTGTGAAGGAAGAATCTGACAATACATCGACTAGCATAGTCGATTCTATTGCTGAGTTTTATCTTGACCGAGATATCATATCAGAAATTCCGTATGTCAAGCAAAAGAATTCCGTGGATAAAATCACAGTTTCTAATTTGCTTTTTCAAATGAAGACGGCTGAACACGCTATCATTAAACTTCTTGAAGAAATTGACAACGGAAATACTCACCCACGAACTTTTGAAGTTCTTGCGTCATTACAAAGGTCAAAGATGGAAATTGTAAAACATCTCGCCCAATTTATGGTAATCATGGAGCAAAACTACAAAAACTTAAAAGAAGACTACCGCATAAAGAAATCGGAAGAACCTACTTCGTTATCAACCGGTGACTATTCTGTTGAGGTTGATAACGGCGGTGCACAGTTCAGAGGTGGTAAGCAACTAATGGAGATCTTAAGAGAAGCTGTACCAGAAAAGAAAGCAGAAGCAGTAATTAAAAGGGATAAAGATGTCGAAGACGGGCAAAGTTTGGAACAGTAAGAAGATTAATGAAATGGTCGGAAGAATAGATAGCGGTCTTACCGCTGACTTCTCTCCTTTCTATGATCAAAACACTGCGTATCGTGCAGCTGATGTAGTTTTTGAGTATTCACAAGAAGAGTTACAAGAATTGGCTAAGTGTGCTGCTGATGTAGTTTACTTTGGTGAAAAGTATTGTTTCTCTATGACAGATGAAGGGGTTAGGAGAATAACACTTCGTGATTACCAAAAAGACATGCTCAAAGGATTCCAGGAAAATCGTTTTTCTGTCATGCTTGCATCACGCCAGATCGGTAAGACTGTGACATCTTCAATCTTTATTGCGTGGTACCTATGTTTTCACTACGATAGGAACTGCATGGTTGTGGCTAACAAGTTAGCCACAACTAACGAAATTGTTGATAAAATTAAAGTAATCTTAAAGAACTTGCCTTTCTTTATGAAGCCAGGCATCGTAAGTGGTGGTGTAACAGGTATGAGATTTGACAACGGTAATCGTCTATTCTCACAAGCAACTACCAAAACAGCGGCTATTGGTTTTACCATTCACTTGTTATTCGCGGATGAGTTTGCTCACATTCACAGCAACTTCTTATTGCCTTTTTATCGTTCAATTTATCCAACCTTATCATCTTCCCAAATATCCAGGATGATTATATGTTCTACTCCAAATGGTATGAATCTCTTTTACGAGATATACCAAGGAGCTTTACAAGGAAAAAATGCATTTCATCACATACGCGTCGATTGGTGGCAAGTACCAGGAAGAGATGAAGAGTGGAAAAAACGAGAAATTGCCAACCTTGGTAACGAAGAATTATTTAACCAAGAATATGGAAATCAATTTCTTGCGTCATCAAGACTTCTCTTATCAAGCGCAACTCTAAACTTTATTAAAAGAATAGCAAAAAACTATAAATACGTCGAGATCGATGATCTGATAGATTACCCAGATCTAGCTGAGGTTTTAAAGTGGCACCCTGAATACGACCCGACTGACCTTAGTGTCAAAGACGATAAAATGATATTCGCTATAGACATTGGCGATGGGGTAGGTCGTGACTTCACAGTGATAAACATATTTAAGCTAGAACCTAAGTCACCTGCTATGATAAGGCAAACTCGAGACTGGGCTGATGAAACCAGCTTTTTTAGATTAAAGCAAGTTGGTATGTTTAGGTCAAACAAGTTATCCGTGGAAGAAATGGCTAAGTGTTTAGAAATACTTACGTTTAGCTTGTATAATCACGAGAACTGTAAGATTGTGATGGAGATTAATTTCAAGGGTAACTTGGTTTTCGAAAGACTATCAAGACATCGAGAATTTTATCCTGAGATTTTCTTATATACCAAGCATTCTATCGCTAATGATCAAATGAAACTTGGGGTAAAGATTCAAAAAGACAATAAAGAATCATATTCTCGAGAACTTAGAAATTTCTTACATAACAAAAGGATTGTTTTAACAGAATCCAAAACATTTGAAGAGTTGTCAGCTTTTGGTATAAATAATGCAGGACGGTACGAATCGCAAATGGGGCATGATGATGTTGCTATGACTTGCGTCAATCTTGTTACTTACTTTGACTCTATTGACTTTTATGAAATGGTAGAGGACATGTATGATAAAGTTGATGAAGCAACAAAAAAGGCTGTTGAATTGCGTATGTCAACAGAAGGAAGTGGTGAAGACGTCATGGATGTATTTCGTGTTATTAAAAACTTCGACCAGTCTTTTATCAGCGGGCAGAAATTTTCTTTTGGGGATAAGTTGAGAGGCAAAGGGCCAGGTAGAACTTATTAAAAAAATGAATAAACATAAGATATATAGAAAAAGGAATCATACAGGTTCGACAAAAAATAATAGTATAAAGAATGGCTAAAATCACTCTTGATCTTAACAGATTCAAAGCATCTGGAATATACACAATCGAGTTCGATGCTTCTGAGTTTATCGTTGTATCAACTCAGACAATCCGCTTGGTCGTTGGGTTTTCACGAATTGGCCCTTTTAACTCTCCGGTGTTTTTGCGGGATATTCGCACAGCAAGAAGAGTTTTCGGTACAATAGACTCTTCACTTGAAGCTCGTGGATCTTTCTTCCATCGTGCAATTGAAACTTCACTCGGAACAGGTCCAATCTTCGCATTAAACCTCTTACCACTAAACAATGTCCCAGTTAATGAAGGTGGAGACGCAGTAGATTATCGATCATTTGCACTTGCGGCAAATGAAAACAACGGTGACATTACTAGAGCACTCTACGCTTCTTTCTACAACAAAGAAAGATTCTTCTATCCAGACACAGATTACCTACAAGCAACTGTGGATAGCAAACCAGCTAACCGCGGTAGATTGTTTAACGTAGTAAACCTTGGTCAACAAGCGCAAAGCGTAATCATCAGAAAATCAACAAATGCTAGTCAGTACAATGTTACTGCTCAAGACTATTTTGGTGCTGATGAAATACCAACATTCGTTTACAAGTCTGACTTTATGTCTGATTATTTCGTAGACGTATTCATTGTACGCGGCGACTGGACTAACTTGCCTCTACTTGCAAAAGATCCTCTTTACAGCAAGTTCTTTGACTTACGTGGTCTACGCGCTGATCGTCTTAACTCATTCTTGTCCCTTGATGGAATTACATTAACAGGTTCATTTACAGGTTGCATTATACCTGACTTCCTTGATAACAACGGAAGTAATCAATCTATCGATGTAATCGTTAATCAACAAGTTGCTACAACTGGTTTATTCCTAAACATCAACCAAGACGTTCTAGAAGATTACGCCAATTCAACTTACAAGGTTGATATGATTGGTAATACTTTGATTAACACTACTGACGATATTCTTGACTTCTTGTCATACAACACTCCTATAAAGTCGGTTCTTTCCTTCACCGGTAAAGATGACAACCTTTTATCACAAACGACTCTACAATCATTTGGCCCTCTTACAGGATCTGTTGAACCATACATACGCTCTGTTGCTACAGGCGGTGCTGCTGGTAAATTTGGAAACGTTCTTGTATTACCTCGACCTATTCCAAGTGACATCATCTTCACACCTTCACAGTGGGACTATATTGCTTCTGTACTAAACACAAGATCTCTTGTTTTATCTAACGGTGCTTTAACAATTAACGACAGTGATACTCCTAATGACTACGTTAAAGTAAGTAACATTGTTGACACAGGAACCGACTTGTTGATTTACTTGTCAAACCCTGTTCGTCAAGATAAAGATTACTACAGCGCTCTTTACGGAACTGGTCCTGAAAGTGATTACATCGAAGAAACTGTTGCTGCAGCAGTTCCTACCTTAGCTAACACTATCGACATAAAAAGCTTTAGTAACCTTACTCCTGTTATCACAGTCGGAGATGTGATCTTGGTTGAAGCTCCTGGGTATACAAAGTACTTTGAAATTGCTTCTTACATACCATCCTTTTCTCCTGGTGTAGACCGAATCATCGTAAACACTTCATTAACAGTTGGCGGGCCTCTTTGGTTAAACAAATGGTGTGTAGCCGGTTTTGCTGCTGATGAATTCGCTGCTTACCAACAGCCTAGTGCTCTTAGAGTAACAGTTTGGGCTACAACAGAGGTAGGTGCTCAAGATTTGATTCCTAACCTGCAACAAGGTTTCGGTAATACTTTTGGTTACATTGCTGAATGTGCTTCTACTATCGCAAACGTTGAAGGTTTAGGACAAACTACTAATGCCGCAGCAGAAAATAATGTAACAATTACCGACGCATCATCTGGAACTGTTTACGGTACAGCTCATATCTACGGTACTTTTGCTACTACCGATGCTTACGATTTAGTTTTATCATCCCCTACTTATGGTGGAGTCAACATTCTTACTGCTGCTGGTCTAAACGCATTTACTGTATTAGGTGTTGCTGCTGCTGCACAAGTAATCATAACACTTCCCGGTGGTCAACAATTTACAGGATTCGCTGACCCAGCTGCTGTTGTCGGTGTTGATCCTACATTAACAGGTTCTAACATTGCAACTATTTCGTACATCGAGTCTTATCCTGGTTCAAAATTGTCTAAAAACATTAACGGAAACCTTTTAGTTGACGGAGATCGTGTTAAGTACGGTTCTGGTGCTTCACAATACAACTACTTAAACGTAGATTCTATTTGGGGTAAAAATATCAATCAGTACTCAAAAGTTGCTTACGGCTTACCAGGAACAATCGTTCGCCAGTTCGCTGATACAGCTTTACAAAACCCTACTACAAACTTTGCTACTCTTGATAACACTTACATCGATACAACAATTCAGTTACCTGCTGCTCTTGGTGAAAATGTATTTGCTGCATATTCTTCGTTGGCTAAAAACATTCAGTCGAACATTGCGATTGAAACCCCAGGACTTTACGGCGGCGGTAAGAAATTCAAACTTAGCCAAACAAATTCTGTTAATCTAGAAGTTGGAGATTTCGTTGTGAATAATGACATCGTTTCTCCTAAACTTACAAGAGTTACTTCTAAAGTTAAGAAATTAGATCCTGCTACAGGATCT